CTTCTAAAGCGGAACGTCAGCGTTACCTTCAAGAAGTGTCCTCTATGCGTGTCCAGCAAGGACAAGAGCAAGTAGCAGCCGCACAGCGTGTTAATGCCTCCGCTAGGAAAGCCCGTGAAGCTCGTGCAACGGCTCGTGTGAGCGCTGGGGAAGCAGGAGTAGCAGGACTTAGTGTTGATGCTCTTATCAATGACCTTACTAAGCAAGAAGCAGAATATAGCTTTGCTACACAACAGCAACTACAGATGAACGACGTAGGCCGCTCAATGCAGCTAGAAAATGCTGGGCTTAGTTTCACTAACAACATGCTTCGTATCAACAAGCCTATCGAACAACCTAATTACCTTGGAGCTGCTCTTAGTGGCGCTCAAACAGGAATGTCCACTTATTCAACTCTTAAATAATAATAATGCGTAAACAAGTACAACTAGACCTAGGAACACCAGCCCTACGCCCTACAGCAGCACGCGGAGGACAATACAGCGTGGCTGTTCAAGCTACACCTAAGACCAACTCAGCGTTACAGCTAGCACAGGCGTTACGGATGACTCCACAAGTTCTAGGACAAGCTACAAATATCGCTAAAGACCTAGGAGCTGAGGCTGCCGCATCTACTATGGACGTAGAGGCCGCACTTAATGACACAGAGACTAAGGGTATCTTAGGCTACGATAAGGCTTACCAGCAAGGTCTCGTTAAGCGTCACTTCGTAATGAACGAGGAGGCGATCAAAGAGCGCTTCTTGAACATCTCTCGCGCTGATGAATCACTTAAACAAACACCAGAGGAGTTCATAGCGACAATGGAGGGTGAGCGCAAAGCGTTTGCTGATGAGTTGTTAGACCAGTTTGGTGGTAATGCTAACCGTGAGCAAGCTATTCAAGCACTCACAGGTTCCTTTGTAGATAACCTACGAGACGAAGCTACAGCCGCTTGGATAGACAACAAGAAAGACCAAGCCTTTATGCAACTCTCTGCTGACACCTCTGACATCATTAAGAAGAAGGGTGTTATTGCTGGACTACAACACGCTCGCGCTGAGATGAACGCTTGGGCTCTAGACCTTAAGCCTTCTGAAAAAGCCGCTAAGCTCCGTGGTATTGTTACTGCTGATGCCGCTGTGTTGATAGAGCAAGGTAAAGTCTCTCAAGCTGAAGCTCTGTTAAATGAAGCTTCAACTTATTCCCTACACGGTAACGCTAAGCTCTTTGGCTCTGCTGCGGGTAAGGAAGAGATTACAACAGTTCGTAAGGCTATCAAGAGTGCTCGTAGTTCCCTTGAAGATTCTATGAAAGACCGCATGGATAACGTGGAGCGTCTAAGCGATACCACATTTACCGCTATGCTTAACCCTTTGATGGGTTTTGATGCTAAGCGTAAATCTATGCTTCAAACACTCGTGGCTTCCAATGTGTCAGAAGCAGATGCCACCGCTAAAATAGATGAGATGTTCAACGAGGGTATGTCTTCTAACGACATGTTCCAAGCTTGGGCATCCTTAGTTACTGAATTTAGTATTGATGGAAGTGACGTTAGCCAAACACTACTAGGCTCCATACAAGATGACTTTCTACGTGTTACCAAGGACGGTTTATTCGCTAAGCCACAACTAGGCATCACCACTGAGGCACAATACGACGAAGCTAACAAGACCATGCTTGAGTATATGCTAAAGAACCCTACAGCATCCCTAGCATCTATTCCACTCGGAGCTAATGTTCCTAAGTCGGACACACGAGTTCAAGAGATGTTTGTTACCAACAGCAACGCCGTTAAGTGGCGCAACGATGAGTCCTCTCAATTCAAATTTTACTCTGATAAATACACATCAGAAATAACTAGCGATAAATCTCTAGGTGTTAATTTCGCTGGTGAATTTAAATCTATTCTCCGTCAAGAAGCTCAAGGCGTCTGGGATGCCTCTGGGCGTGATATGAATGAGTTTAACACTCTAATCCAAGCAAAGGCCGACGAGATAAAAGCAGATGTAGTTAAGGAAGCTAAAATTCAAAAAGCTCTTAATAGGCGATTAAAGGACATGGTTACTAGCGCGACCTCACAGTCAGAGAGTATCAGAGCTGCTAGACGTAGGGATGACCCTTTAGGCCCTGATGGTCTGCGTGACGATATTTACCCCCTACTACAGCTAAACAAGATGCCTAAAAATCAGGATGCTTTCGTCCCCGCTCTTCTTGAGGAGCGCAAACGTATGCTTGACGATAGATACGCTAGTGAACTTACTAAAGGAAGCTTATTGATCTTTGGTTTCCCTACCCTCGAAAGCTATGATGAAAAAATACGAGCAACAGCTAGCATTGGTTTCCAAGACTTTGCCCTTGGTGGTGAGGTTCTTGATTCACTTAGCGATGCTTCAGAAGGTTGGGACATAGACAACCCAACACCAGAACAACAAAAGGCTATCCAGTTCTGGAAACGCCAAGGATACCGCTCATCAAGTGAGATTGATGACATTATCCGCGCACAAATATCTTATACATCCCTTACATACTAATGAGTCTTACCGAAGAAGAAAAAGCAGCTTTCAACGCTATCCGTAGTGGCAACGTCGCCCCTCCAATTCCAGAGGAAGAGACACCCATAGAACCTGAAGTACAGGCTGAGGCTGACATGGAGATTGCCCAGAGTGGCCCTTCAGCGATGCAACAGCTACAAGGTCTAGGTATTGAGATGGGTGGTACTATCGCTGGAACATATGCCACCACTAAAGCCCTACAAACACAACGAGTAGCTAGGGGACTGAGCTTTCTAAAGAACATCCGTAGAGCTGGTCAAGTTGCCGTTACTGCTGGAGTTGCTGGCCCACAAGCTGCCGAACCAGTAAGCACCGTTGGGGGATTAGTTACCTTTGGTTTAACTGAAGGAGCTTGGGCGCTCGGTAGTAACTTTGTAAAACAAGAATATTTTAAAGCTCTAGGTGTCCAAGAGGAGACCTCAGGCGGGGAGCTACTAGCCTCCGCTTTACTTGTTGGCCCTTTGATTAGCCAAGGACGTAAGATTCCCAAGATAGGACAGGTGTTTGATACATCTATGATCAACTCCCGTAAGTGGCGCGTAGGCGCTCACGTGGTACAAGGATCGATTATTGGTTCCGTAGAGAGTTCTATTAGACAAACCTTTGACCTAATGGCTGATGAAGATGCTAGTATTGGCGACTTTAGCATGTCTGACTTGTTCACAGGTGCTGCTGGTGGTGCTGCCTTTGGTGGTGCTCTCGGATTAGGTAGTGATACGATTGGACTCATAAAGACCTACAGAGCTGTTGTAGCTCGCAGTAAGGTTGAGATGAGAGGTTCCCTAGTTGAACGCCTAGCAAAGCTCGACAAGGCCATTGCTAAAGCTCAGAAGATAGGAATGAACCGAAATCGTATTGTTGCTGAAATGCAAGCGGCAAAAGTTAAAGAAGAACTAGATCAACTAGACGCAGTTCACGATTCCATCGATGAGAAGTTAGCTGAAACAGAAGCTGCTGTAGAGTCTCTAAATGCTCCTAAGGAAACCCCAGCGGTTACTGAGGAACAAGTAAACCTAGCCAATGATTGGGATGCTAGAAAAGCATCCGAGGGTGAGGAAGTTACCCCCACTAATTTAGAGGGTGTAGATGTTGTTGAAGCCCCAGAAGCGTCAGCGACTACTGCGACACCTAAAGACACCCCAGAGCCTACCCCCGCTCCTAAGACGCCCTTCCAAGCCCTCATGGATGACTACGACGCAGCCATTGCTGAACAAAGTCAAGGACGAGGTGCTGACCAAATCATTAAGCTAAATAAGCACTTCAACGCTATCTCGGATGACTTCGCTAAGAAGGCTGATGCTCTCATAGCCAATCCAAACGCTGAGAGTGTTGATGAGTTGTTAGCAATGCTGGATGAATACACAGCGTTTGACGCTAAGGATGCGGAGCTAAAACAAAAGACGGGGCAAGACCTACGAGCTCAAGCACGAGATGCAGAAAACATAGCACTTGAAAGAGAGCCTATGTCTGAAGCACGCGCGATACGCAATCAGGCACTCAAGGCTGTCCGCGAGAAGCTCCAAGCGATGAAGGATGACGTTGACGGAGCTGAGATGCAAAAGCTCGTAGAGGACATCTTCACCTACCCAGAGCCAGTCAAAAAAGGTAAGAGCACTAGAACTCCGAGCCCTGATGAAGCTTTCATGCCTCCACCTAAAGATGGTGAAGCACCTACAGATACTCCAAAGGATGGAGAAGCTCCTACAGCTACCCCCAAAGACCCAGAGACACCTAAGCTTACACCAAAGGAACGCTCTATAGCTCGCCTACGGAAGAAGCTAGATGAACTACGTGCTATCCGTAGCGGTGAGCAAGACCCCAAAGCACCTAAGCCTAAGAAAAGGAAGAGTGCTGAAGAGAAAGACCTAGAGGAACGCATTAAGTTCTACCAAGGAGAGTCCAAGGAAGTTGATGCTATAGCGGCATCTCAAGAACGTATCCAAGTTCTCAGCGGCCTTATCCAAGGTAACAGTCCTTCTCAAATACGTCAGCAAATAGGACTTCCACCTAAGTTTCGCCCAGCGCACTCAACGCCTAAGAAGATTGAGACAACACTTACCAAGCTAAAGGCAACCGAAGCAAAGCTGATGAAGATACTTCGTCGCAAGCAAACAGATGCAATACTTAGTGATATGAGAAACGTCTTTGATCCTGAACACGGCTCTCGTAGCATCGTGGATACAGCTCTCAATGGCTACCTAACGGCTCGCACAGATGCTCTACTCAATCAGCCCTCAACAGCTACCACGGGTCTTCCTTCAGGCGCAATCCGAGTTATCTTGGCTCCCCTCAAGCAGACAGGCAAGAATACCCTTCAAGCACTTAACCCTGCCGATAGAGCACTCAAGGGTGTTCCCATGACGCAGAGGATGAAGTTTGCAGCGGCGGACGTTCTAGCTACTGCTGATCAGTTAATAACCTTTGCTCAGAGTCCTATCGTCACATCTAAACAAGCTTGGCGTAATACTGTTGATACATTTAAACAGGGAGGCTCAAGTGGTTACTTCTACAAGGATGCCAACAAGATTGACGTTCGGGATACCGCTGAGAACGCTGGTAACTCTTCTATCAGAAACACTCGTCAAGTTTTACAGGGTGACATAAGAGCAAGAGCTAACGAGCAAAAGAGCGTAATCGTTCGTCAAGCTATGAAACTTATGGGGTCTGACCCAGCGACAGCTTTAATGGCACTTTCTAAAGCCATCTGGAGTGGAGGTCGTCGCGGCGTAGGCGCTCTTGATGAGCCCTTTAATTTGATCCTACAAGGTCGCGGTATTCGTGCTGAGGCAATCAAAGAAGCCATCAAGCAACAAGTGAAACCTGAAGAAGTTGCTGGGTTCATCGATGATTACATTAAAAAGTCTAGCACAATAGATGCCCAAGGCGTTAAACGCTTCAACTACCTAGATGAGAAGTATCGTAACACAGCCAACCAAACGCGTCGTGGATTGTTTCGCCCAGCAGACTTAGACAAGAATGACCCTAGGATGCTTATGGAAGAAACCTTGGTTCAGTCTATACGTTCTTGGACAGGAGGGGACTTAACAGCTTCTAAGTTCCTGTTCCGATTCCTTCAGCCAATTATTACTACCCCTACGATTGCCTTGGCTCAACAGGGACGCATTGCAGCTCAAACTACTGGTCTTCCTGCGCTAGTTGATGTTGGGCAACGCTTGTATGCTGGGGGCGCTAAACGAGTAGGTAAACAAGGTAAGATTAGTAACGTAATGTCTGGTCGTATTAACAAGGAGATTAATGACCTAGAGATCAAAGTAGAAGACCGCCGAGCTAAGACTAAAGAAAAAGGATTAGATAAAGATGAGCAAAAGAAACGCGATGAAGACTTAGCGGCTCACCAAGAGCAACTCAAAAGTCTACGCGACTACCGAGATGAGCAGACCTACGAGCAAATAGCTATGATGGCTCTGGGTATGGGAATAGTCTACACTTACTTTGAGCTTGGTAAGAATGGACTAGCTACTGGTGCTGGAGCTTTCTTTACACGAGATCAACGTAACCAAGGGGAGTTTCAGAAATATAGAATGTTGATGGATGAGGAATCCGAGGGCATAAACTATCTCTTGGCTGAGCCGATTCGTTTCCTAGCGGCATTCTCTGCTGACTTGGGAGCTTGGTCAGCACTTGAAGGTTCAACCACCGAGAAGCAAACCATAGGTAATTTCGTAACAAGCACGCTTGAGGCATATGCTACTGACGCTGTATTCACGACTAGCTTGCGTCACATGAAAGACTTGGCATTTGGTAAAGAGAAGTCTCGTACAGGTGCTATCATTGATATAGCTGCTGGTGGTATCCCTATCCCATCTGGGTTCCGATCAGCGCGTGTCTTAGATGACGAAAACTATTCAGTGTATGACGAAGGTGCTGATGTGGGCGATATGTTCTATCGAGCGTTCGATAAATCCGTGGGAACAGAAGCAGATAATTTCCGTGTAGATAAACTAGGAAGACCTCTAATGCGCCCAGAGCGAGGAGCTTTGAACTACGTCTTTAGATATGCTCCAGAAGACCGAGCTTACAGAATGACAGCCGAAGAAGAGGTTCGTAAAGTGCTCCGTAACGATGGCCTTAGCTACAACCTAATTCCAAAGATGACAGAGTTTAAAACCATCAATGGTACTCAAGTAAATCTAAAGGAGTTCACTAGTAGCGGTCGCTCGTTGTTCAACCTGTTCGCAGAGGTGGTCAACGATGGCGATGAGATGCTTCACGAGTTACACGACTTAGTGACAGATGAAGACTGGCAAATGGACTACGATAATTACACTGTAGAGCCTGACCCAGATAATCAAGACAAGCTATACAACAAAGGCATAGACCGTCTTAAAGAAGTTCGTCAGAAGCACGTTGATCGCGCTGTTGACTACATCTCAGATGAATCTAACATCAATCTATATCGCAACAAAGACGGACAGACCGTTCACGAGTACATTAAAAGTCTTGAAGAACGCCCTGCACGCTCTGGAAATGTTCTCGAAAAACTTAACCAATTCTAACCCCAACTAATTATGGCTAACAGCTACATTGAATATACCTCAGGACTCACAGCAACTACCTACAGCGTTCCCTTCAACTTTCTGTCTATTACGGACGTCAACGTGAAGGGCTACAACGGAACCACTTGGAGTGACCTTACAGTCTCTTCTCGTGACGCCTCAGCAAAGACCGTAACACTCGACGGAGCACCCAGTGCTTACCAAAAGATACGCGTATGGCGTAACACTGGAACTACACAGCTAGTGGACTTCCAGAGTGGCTCTAGGTTGTCTGAGAGTGACCTCGACACAGCTTACCAACAAGGTTTGTTTGTGGCTCAAGAGGTTTCTGAGAATGCCTCCGCTAGTGGTTACCCTTTGACTGGTGCGGAAGGGCCTGCTGGAGCTGACGGAGCGGATGGAGCTGATGGAGCTGATGGAGCTGACGGAGCTGATGCTACTGCCCCGATTCCAGACGCAGGTGCTATTGGAGCTTACAGTTTTGGCAGACCCTTAACTACTGGAGCTATAGCAATAGGTGCAACATCTACAGCGTTTCATGCTTTTCAACAGGACGAAGTATCAAACGTTGTAGCCTTTTACAACGGAAATGTTGTCAATGGAAATTCCTCTAGTCAGACTGGAACGTGGAGGTGCATGTCTGGATGCGGCGCCGACAATACGCGCGGTTTCGCAGGCTTGTGGCTCAGAATCTCATAATATAATTAACCCTCTCAATCCCATTAACCCAAAATGATACCTGAAAACCCTTATACAACACCCTTTATAGCCACCAGTGGAATTATAGGAACACTAACCCTTGACCACATAAACACAGCCGTAGCTATAGGTGTTGGTCTTCTAACAATGTTCTATCTAGGTATTAAAATCTACAAAGAAATTACAAAGAAATGAGTGAATGGATATCAACCTTATGGCCTGTAGCCGTGGGTTTTGTAACCCTAGTTATTATCCTAGCCCGCATGCACTACAACCTCGAAAGTCTAAGTGAAAAGGTAAAAATACTTTTTGATTTTCATAACAAGAGAAACAATAAATGAGTAAAGAAAGTAACGAAAAACTCTATGGTCTCCAAGACCTCCTGATTGACGAGTTTATAAATCGCATCCAGAGCGGAGAGGCTTCCCCTAGTGACCTTAACGCTGCTCGGCAACTCCTAAAGGACAACCAAATAAGTGCGACTGTAACCAACGATAACCCTATGGCTAACCTAGTCAGTATCCTTCCCTTTGATGACGAAGGTGTTGACCGCGTAGCTTCTAAATAGATGAATAGGGATTACAAAAAGGAATACGAGAGCTACCACAAGAAGCCCGAACAGCGCCGAAGGAATGACGCTAGAAAGCAAGCAAGGCGGCTCATGGTAAAGAAACACGGGTCTTCTAAGCTTGCTGGTAAAGACATTGACCACAAGGACAGAAACCCCAAGAATAATTCTACAAGTAACCTACGGATTCAATCCAAGAAGGAAAACCGAGGTCGTAACAAGTAACCTATATGGAAGTACCCCCACAGCTAAGAGACTTTAAGAACTTCCTATTTCTATGCTGGAAACAGCTTAACCTCCCTGACCCTACTCCGCTTCAATACAACATAGCGGATTACATGCAGAACGGGGATAGGCGTGCCATTGTGCAAGCGTTTCGTGGTTGTGGTAAGAGCTGGATTTGTTCCGCTTATGTGGTTCACCAGTTACTCTTAGACCCCTCGTTAAACATCCTTGTGGTGTCTGCTAGTAAGACCCGTAGTGATGACTTCTCTACTTTCACCCTTCGTCTTATTAACGAGATGGAGATACTTCACCACTTGCGCCCTAAGGACAACCAGAGACAATCTAAGATAAGCTTTGATGTTGGCCCAGCTCCAGCCTCTCACGCTCCCTCAGTAAAGTCCCTAGGTATCTCATCGCAGCTTACAGGTTCTCGTGCTGACATAATTGTAGCGGATGACATCGAGGTAGCCAACAACAGCGCTACGATGCTCATGAGGGAGAAGCTATCGGAACAAGTAAAAGAGTTCGACGCTATCCTTAAACCCGACGATACCTGTAAAATCCTCTTTCTAGGAACACCTCAGACCTTTGACAGTATTTATACAAAACTCCAAGAACGCGGCTATAAGAGCAAGATTTGGCCCGCTAGTTACATCACACAAAGCCACAACGAAAAGATTTATGAAGGATGTGTTGCAGACATCTGTGTAGACCCAGAGATGGAGAACAAGTCTACAGAGCCATTACGGTTCTCTGACATCGACCTAGCGGAACGTAAGATCAGTTATGGGTCTGCTGGATATACCATGCAGTTCATGCTAGATAGTAAGCTGTCTGATGTTGAGAAGTTCCCTCTGAAGATTAGTGACCTGATAGTAACATCCATTGACAACGAGGTAGCCCCTGAGCGCTATGTGTGGGCTAGAGACCCTCAGCTTGAGTGGGACTCTAGTGTTCCCAATGTGGCCTTTGCAGGGGAGAGATATTACCGACCCTTTAAGACACTCGGAGAGATGGTTCCTTACACTGGTAGTGTGCTCTCTATTGACCCCTCTGGTAGAGGTAAGGATGAAACAGGCTATGCGGTCTGTAAGATGCTCAACGGCACTCTATACGTCCCTGCTGCTGGTGGTTTGTCAGGTGGTTACTCCGAGGAAACCCTAGAGGAACTCGCTGAGATAGCTAAGAAATACAAGGTGAACTACATCGTTACCGAGAGTAACTTTGGTGACGGGTTGTTCAATGAGGTTCTAAAGCCTGTGTTAAGTCGTATCTATCCTGTGAGCATTGAGGAGGTCAGACATAGCACCCAGAAGGAAAAACGTATCATAGACACCCTAGAGCCTGTCATGGCGGGTCACAGGCTTGTTATAGACCCCGATGTGGTCAAAGATGACTTTAAGACTATCCAGAAGTATCCCCACGAGTCCCAACTAAAATACTCCCTGTTCTACCAGATGTCTCGACTAACAAGAGACCGAGGAGCTATCACCCACGATGATAGACTTGATGCCTTGTCTATGGCTGTTGCCTATTGGACAGAACAAATGGCTCAAGATGCTGAAGTAAAGATGGCTGAGAGGAAGGTAGAGATGCTTGATAAGGAGCTACAGAGCTTCCAAGATGCCTACTATAAGAACAAAGGTGGAGGTAACACTCTTACTTGGTAACAAAGCCTTTTAAGTGGTTCTCTAAGTCCTTGATAATCAACAATAATTAAGGAGACTACAGTATAGGTAGAAGGGAAGAGGGTATTAGAACAAATAAGAAATATATTTTTATAAACTTGACTACTATTAAGAACAAACCTTAAAATAGTCCCTACTAGGAAACACTTAGTGATCCTTTGAAAAAGAGTGATTAAGTAGGTACTGGTAATAGGTTCCTCCCTTAAAGTGTCCCCTTATGTTGGAATAAGAGTGTTCCTTTAAAAGCACTGTAAAGTATTGACAGGTGATAACTACCAACCAGTATTCCCTATAAATGAAGCACACATTACTAATAATTTATATCTTAGTCACCTCAGGGTCACTAGTGATGCTTCATAAAGCCCTTAGAGCTTCAGAGGACAACATCGAAACACTTGCAAAGGTTCTAACGATCCACGAGGACACCCTTAGTGACCACAGAGGTGTTCTCCTTGAACTTATAAATCACCTTAAAGCTTCTTATCTATAATATGGGAAAAGGATGCCAACCAAGAAAAGGACATAACCCAGCCAAGCAGCGTAAGAACTACGATGATATTGACTGGAGCAAAAAGCCTATACCTAAGAAACCCAAGAAATGACCCCTCTAGAACAAGCCCAAGCACTCCTCGGAGAGCACTACAGGAACTATGTTCTTATTGTTCAGCCAGAGGACGCCCCTCACTCCTTTGATATGGCATCTAGTGACCCCTTTGCCACTACAGGGCTCCTAATAGAGTCCATGAAATACCACGATGCCTTTATGAACACCTTCCAGTTGTCCGAGGATGACTTTGAGTGGGTAGAGGTGGACGATGATGACGAAGACATCGACGAAGACTTTTTATAACGTATATGTGTGTTACGTTTGTTTGTGTGTATGTGTTGACGCTCAGAGTGCCCCTTAAAAGCCTCTGGGCGTCTTTACGTATGGTAACACCCTTGTGGAGCCTCTGAGGGCTTTATAGAGCGTTTCTGAGTGTCCTAAGGTCTAAAAGCCACAGTATCTCTAAGATACCTTGGTTTTGGTATAAAAATCTGAGGGGGTATACGTATATAGCCGCGGAAAAATTCCCCCCGATGGGGTCGGGATTCTGCGCCTGTTGTCGGCGTTTTGTCATCGCACGGGGGGTATGCCTTTGCTACTATGGACATGCGAAGGATATATAATGTCTTTTGTGCAGCATCGAGGTTCATATCAAGGTATCATGATGCGTCGATGCGTTCACCTGTGTTTGTGAAATGCTGTGTTTTTGTGTTCTCACTCGGTAACACTCGGCACGGCTCACAGGTCACAAGGTAACACACGGCACGGCTCGGCACCTGCCCACAGAAAAGGCACGCCACGGCGCGACTCAGCGTCGCTTTGCTCACCATGTAACGTGCCCTGCGCTATCCTACTAGCGACTGCTATATAACAAACAAAGTCTAGTGTATCTTAATATCTGTGTCCTCTGACACCTCGTAGTATTTCTTGAGTTGCTCAATAGCATCCTCTGCGGTCTCACCCGAAGCACCTGTTATATAAGTGCGACCTGCGAACACCTGATAAGCACAACGCATCTGCCTAAAGCGGACGTTCAAAGAGCCACTTGGTAAGGCCTGCTTGTCTATTGATATTGTTGATAAAATTCTCATGATTTATCTTGGGATAGATACTGGCAACTTGCTCTCTAGACTTTTAGCGGCTCTACGCATTGCTAAGACTTCACCTTTCGTGACATCTCCGAATGCAACCTCCTCATCTACGTTATTGAACCAAGTGCAGAGATCACAGGCGTCATGCAACGCCCATTGATTTAATTGGGTCATAGGCTGTGGAACCCATCCATTTTCTAGTTCTTGCGTCAACTCGTCCTCAGTCTTATTAACAACTGAGCGATCTAATTCAACGCCATGCTCATCTTCGAAACTCATCTCCCAGCAACCGCTAGTAAGCTCGTCTCTGATTAAGTTATATTCTCTCTGTGTTATGTTCATGACGGCCAGTAAGAACAACTCAAAGTTGCATTGCAAGGCCTAAATCAAATAAATCTAATATTTTTCTATAATAACCTAGTTGGCAGGTTTTTGTTCGGCTCTCAGCCTAGTGTTCAAGCGGCCTCCGAGACTTTCTTCATTTTTTATACGAAAAAGCTTGGCGCATGTCATAAATTAGTATCCACTCTTATCCATCGCCAACAAACCAACCACTAAACACCTAATACAATGGATCATTCAAAATACACTCAAGACACTACAGTAGGCCACGTCACTACACTTGAAAAGGCCACTGAAACAGCTACTCAATGGCACAAGCCAGAGATCGGATATCACACTCAAGTTGTTACTAAAGACGGAGGCTATATTTGCCGCCTCGTTGTTAATGGCTAATACAAACCAACTAACTCCCACTATTATGCAAAAACTAATTGACTCACTTATCTCTTCCAGAGATCAACTAACTCTCCAAATCATGATCGCTAGATTTGATGATGGCGACATGAAGCTACACGCCAGTCTCTGCAAATCTCGCGACGATCTAGATATCATCATCGATAGCATTACTAACCACTAATAACACATACTACTATGGACATCACACTACTACTACAAATCACCTCTCTTGTTCTTTTCATCACAGCTTGCATCTTAAAAATCACAAGCGAGCGCCGCAAGCACAGCAAAGTCCTTTCCGACTTCGACGCACGCCACGCAGCACGCACAGTAGAGCTCAACGCTTTAATTGCCATGATTGAGCAAGATAAAAAAGACGGCCTTATTTAATCACCGCCAACATTACTAACCACTAATAAAACACACAATAGGCCGTAAGGCCGACCTTACTATGAAAACCACAGAACAACTCAACGAAATGTATGACACAATCCTAGAACTAGAGCTTTGCACCGTCGAAGAGCTAGAACTTGTTACATCAATCAACGGCTTCAACGAGCAAGCCATGAATGACATTGTATATGTCCGCGAAGGCTACAACACACTCGACCAGTATGTTGAGTATGTAAACGAGCAACTAGAAGCCTAACCACTAACACTTACACGCCCACTACACACAATGAAAACAAAACAATACAAAGTAAAAGACTTAAACACAAACAAGGTTTTTAACTGGACGCTTCAAGACATCTTGAACGAGATTAACCGCGACCACTCGGCAGAATGGGAAGCGTATGGTGAGACGGACTGGCGCGAAGGATGGGATGAATGGGCGGAGGGCGATTGTTTCACCCTTATTAATTAATCACCAACATTACTAACACCTAATAACACACAACCACACACAGAGCGCGACAGCGCGACCACCTATGAACACACACAAACACACCAAGCGCAGCAGCGCACCTACTAAACTAGTCAAGACAGACAGCCAAGCCGAGAGCGCCTTTATTGTGTTTTCGTGCATCATCGTCGCAGGAATCCTGCTAATTGTAACCGTAATAATGGAGAACCTATAACACACAATGAAACTAAGAAAATACCATTCAATAAAGGGAGCCGACGAATTGACAGCAATGCAATGTTTGCACGAAATATTCGACGAAGAATCAGACCCTTGCGGTGGAAACTCATGGCTTGATGTCCGCGACGATTATCATAACTGCGAAAAAGAACGCAACCGCATAGACGCTATCCTGTCCAATCGAGAAATAGATTAAACCACACACACAGGCAAACCGCCCTTCACTATGGACAAACACACAACCACACTAAAGCGCTTCCAAGCGTACCACCTCGACTACCTTGCAAACTACCAGAGCGTCGGCTCCTATGCTGTTGCTAAGGGGCTCACATATGAGACAGCTAAACACCGCTTGCAAACCGCCGCAAAGGTTCACGACCTAGTAGTTTCATCTAATCACACAAGCTAACAAACAAACCGCCACAAACACCTATGCAAGACATCACCGAGCGCCTTAACCTCGCACGCATACTAATAAACAACATGCTGGCTTCCCATCAGGGAACACCAGAAGCCGCCGTCAGATACGCCACGAGTCAATTAGACTTGCCACCAGACGTTACTTATTCACTCATTCAATACGCACGTAAACTAACCACCAAATAAATAATAATATGCTAACACCACTACACGCACGCCCTAAAGAATACCGCAATCTATACAACGCAAACCGCGTAACAAACCGCGACAAAACTGTAGCCGCCATAGACAGAGAATACCGCCAAGAAACCATAAAGATGGTCGATGAAGCTTGGAAGGCTTTCTGGGATAGACGGGGAGTAAAGAAACCGCCGCACGTATCTCATCAACGGGTCGGGTGTTTTGATACACTATAACGTGACGTCACTTTTGAAATATAAGGAATTGATACCAGTTGGAAACTTATTCACAGATTCGAATCTTTGAATATCTAAAGGGAGGATTCACAAAAAGGATTAAATGATCTTAAACTAAACGTAACATACACACACGGAAAGACTTAATAATGAGTATTAGAAAGAGCGGTAAAAACGAAAACAAGTTCATGGCAGACTTCATGGTCAAAGGTGTAAGATACCGCCGCCAATGGCCTACCTACGAGGAAGCGGCAGCTTGGGAGTCAGAGCTTAAAAAGAGGATACGCCTAGGGATACCCTACACGGAGCTCTTAGAAGGCACTGGTGACTTCATCACGCTAGGAGAACTAGCAGACAAGACAATGGTTCGTTACTGGGAGGGAACCGCCAACGAGCGCACCCAACGATCTAATGTAAAGATTGTTATTGAACACTTCGGGGAAGGCTACGATGTCTCCCAGTTAGATGTTGGAGCAGTCGATACCTTCATCTTTGCATTGGAGAAGAAAGGGCTGGCTAAGGCTACAATAAACCGCCGCCTGTCTTGCCTGTCTAGGATACTTACCTTTGGGGTAGATCGTGGGTTCCTCACGCACAAGCCTAAGATAGAGCAGAAGAAGCTATCTAACGGACGCATGAGGTTCCTTACCGAGGAGGAGGAGTATGAAATCATAGACACCTTAGAGGCCGCTGGTAAGGATGACTTCGCTAGGTTTTTTGAGTGGCAAATAGACACAGGTATGCGTCCTATCGAAGCTCGCCACATACCACAAACCGCCGTAAGGGAAGACCCACAACACGGATGGCTGGTAGACTTGAGCAAGACCAAGAACAACTACCCTCGCACCATCTGGCTTACCGACAGGGCTTACAAGGCTTACGTTGCTTTATCGGATGAACAGTTCCCATTTGCTAGGTTCACCGAGTCTCGGATAGCAACAGCTTGGAAGTTCATACGGGAAGCCCTCAACGAGACAGCCGACAAGGAGTTTGTGTTCTATCTTACAAGGCACACATGCGCGTCGAGGTTGGTTCAACGCAATGTTCCCCTTCAGATAGTCAAGGAGTGGATGGGTCACCGTAACTTTGAGATGACCTTGCGTTATGCAAAGCTTACTCCCACCAATATGCTTGACGCACGCAACGCTCTTCAACAATCTCACATACACTAACAATCAATTAAGCTGTCACAAGCAAACCGCCTGTGGCAGCACCTACCAATATTTATGAAATCAGCACCAACACTATTCAAACCTACAGAAACACAACTGCTCACAAGTGGCTTAAACGCTATGACCAAAGCTTGTGAAGCACAGGAGCTTCTCATTAAAAAGATGGAGGAGGACATAGCCGAGCTCAAAGCAAAGCTAACTCCCGTCGATGACTATTCTCCCGACCAATAATAAACACCTATGAAATATACACACACACTCGAAATGGACAACGAGCAAGGGGAACGATGCAACGTCGCTGTTGCTTTTCGCGCTGATCCCTTCAAGCGATTCGCTGGATTCACATCAATACACTCGGATAACCCTATCTACTCCGAAGACCTGCACCACCTAGAGCAGTTTATAAGGATGGATAAAGATAAATGGGTGACAAATCGCTGACAAAGTTTGTCAAAACAGCTAAAACAAAGGCAAGTGCTAGGTGACAATAAAATGGAAAGGTTGTTGAAAATCAATAAGTTGACACCGTTGCAAAAAAAGTTACGATACTCCTCATTGGATAGTAAATGTCTTTTTTGTCACCTATTGCTGTAACCCTATTGATAATTAAACATTTTTAAACAAACTGTTATCCGTTTTGTCTCTTACTTTTTATTTGCCTAGGTGACAAATCACTGACAAATCTTTTGACTATGGACACAAAACTCACACAAGACGAACTCAACCACGATATGACCACCGTAGGCGTGGGTCGCTACCGTAACAAGGTAGAGGGAGCCCGCGCTCGTGGTATGGAATCTGAGACGTCTTATGGTCAGAGGCTGATACGTGGGGCGCTTCCTTCATATATCAAGGCCATTGATGAGGTGAAAGAAAAGTGGCGTCTAATTAAGAACAAAGGTCGGTGGCAGATAGACCTCTTAGAAATCCCTTCAGAGAAGATTGGGTTTCTTGTTATCCGCACCGTCCTAGACCAGCTTACACAGAACTCCAAGATGACCGCCATGTGCACCAAGGTGGGCAACGTCATCGACTATCAGCGCCGCTCCGAGTTCCTTGTTCGCAACAACCCAAAGGGTGAAGGGATTGTTCTAGGGGCTACCCGTAAGAGCGGCTGGCAAGCTACCAAGAACCACATCCGTGTTAGCACCAAGCATGAGGTCGAGAAGGGTCTGATGGAGGAGCCACACTCGTGGACACGTAGAGATGTAGCCACAACAGGTATCAACCTTGTAGAACTCCTCAGGGATGTCACGGGGATCATTGAGTATCGGTTCATCACAGACACAGGCCGTAGAAACCCAACACGCTACGTCACAGCCTCAGCAGAGACCCTCAAGTGGATTGATGAGTTTAACTATCACAAGGAAATCATAAGCCCTTTCTGGTTACCTACAGTGGACACACCAATGGAGTGGAAGAACGTCTGGGAAGGTGGCTACCGTCTTGAAGATACATCGCTGCCTAAGCTTCCATTTATCAAGACCACCAACATGGAGTTCCTTCGGGGTATTGAAGGTAAACTAGACGAGCCTATGGAGGCTTGTAACCTTATCCAGCAAACACCTTGGAAGATTAACGAGGACGTTCTCCAGACCATGCAGTGGGCTTGGAAGAACTCAGTAAAAGTTGGTGGTCTACCTAGCCGTGACGATGAGGTGATGCCCGACATCCCCGATGACTTCCACGAAAACAAGATAGTAAACCTTCAGTGGCGCACAATGGCCTCTGGTGTTCACAAGAGAAATATGAGCACACGCTCAAGACGCCTACTGGTGGCTAAGGTGCTTTACCTAGCCGAGAAGCTTACAGGTAGTCGGTTCTTCTATCCTTCACACTGTGACTTCCGAGGTCGGGTCTATAACATCCCTGCCTTTCTGGGTATCCAAGGCCCTGATATGTGTCGCGGGTTGCTTCGGTTCGCTAGACCTCAACGTATTAAGACAGCAACAGACCGCAAGTGGTTAGCCATACAAGGTGCTAACACTTGGGGCTACGATAAAGTCACACTCGACCAACGTGCTGAGTGGGCTGAGAACTTTTCCAAGGACGCTATCCGTATCGCTGCTAACCCTACCAAGGAGTTATTATGGACAGAAGCGGGTGACCCTTGGCAATTCCTTGCGTGGTGCTTTGAATGGGCCACACTACAGAACACGGGTAAGCTAGATACCTTTCTCCCAGTGAATATGGATGCCACCAATAACGGCCTCCAGATTCTCTCTATGCTTACCCGTGACCCCTACGGGATGACTGCTACGAATGTGTTACCTACAGACACGCCAGCAGACATCTACGGGGTCGTTGCAAAACAAGCGGAGATCATCCTCAAGAAACAAGCAGAAGAAGGTGATGCTATCTCTAATGCTTGGGTAACCTTTGGGATAGACCGTAAGACAACCAAGCGCCCTGTTATGTGTTACTCGTATGGGCTCACTGAATACAGCAACCGCTTGTATATAGCTGACTGGTATGAAGACCAGATACACGGAGAAGGACGCACGAGACCCTTTGATGAGAAGGAAAAGTATCTAGCTGTTCACGTTCTAGCCAAAGCAGTTTGGAAGGGTATTGAGAGTGTCTTAGAGAAGCCCAAGGAATGTATGAAGTGGTTCCAAGACTGTGCCGCTTTGCTTACCGAGGCTGAGCTTCCTGTTACTTGGGTTACACCCAGTGGCTTCCCTGTTCACCAAGAGTATTTCAACTTCACAAGTAAGAACATCAAGACTTGGATTAGCGGAACAGCTACTCACATTCGTTTCCGTGAGAACGACGATAAGCTATCCAAGGTTCGCCAGCGCAACGGAGTGTCCCCTAACTTTGTTCACTCACTAGATGCTGCGGCTCTCCATAAAACAATCATCAAAGCCAACGAGGAAGAAGGAATCTATGACTTTGCATTTATCCACGACAGCTATGGAACACACGCTACAGGGTGCGAAGCTCTGAGTAAAAGTTTGAGAGATGTATTCATTTCTATGTTTAGCGTTGACCTCCTTAAAGATTGGAAACATCAACTAGAACAGCAATCGGGATTAGAACTTCCAGAGCCTCCAGAATATGGAACTGCTGACATCTCCAAAATCAAAGATAGCACGTATTTCTTCAGCTAACAGTCCGTTAGTTGAGCAGTAAAAACCACCGATAACAGGTAATAGTAAAACAACATGAGTAAAGTAATAACAACACCAAAAGGTAAAGCAGTATGGCCCCGCATAGACACACCAGACACCAAGTTTGATGAGGATGGTGTTTATAGTTGTAAGCTCCACGTAAGTGAAGGAGACTTCAAAGCTTTCGAGGCTTTAGTCCAGCCAACACTTGATGCCGCTTACGAGGCAGAGTGTAGCCGTCAAGGTAAAGACAAGATACGTATGGCAGCATCAGCTCCTCTGCGTATTACCGACGAGGGCGACCACGAAATCTACGCTAAGCAAAAGGCTAAGGTTCACACCAAGTCCAAGGGAACCCTAGAGTTCTCTATCGCGGCAGTAGACAGCCAAGGTAAAAAGATTGCCATGCCTAAGATTGGTAGCGGTTCTACCCTCAAGATGGCAGTCGAAGTAAACACTTGGTTTGTTCCAAGTCAGGGCTTCGGTTACTCCTTGCGTCTCCGCGCAGTCCAAGTGCTCGACCTAATTGAGTATGGTGGAGGTGATAGCTCCTTCGGCTTTGGTGCTGAAGCAGATGGCTACGTAGGTAGTGGTGAATCACTCAATGATGCCTTCGCGGTAGCTGATGAAGCGGAAACGACCAACGCGCCGTTCTAAGTTCCGTTCGAAGTTCGAAGAGACAGTAGCCTCCGCCTTAAATGCGGCGGGGGTTACCCACTCTTACGAGTCGATGAAACTGACTTACACGAAGGAGTGCAAATACACGCCTGACTTCGTTTTAGACAATGGAATTATACTGGAGGTAAAGGGCTATTGGGTAGCGTCAGACCGAACCAAACACCTACGAGTGAGGGAAGCACATCCCGAACTGGACATCCGCTTTGTATTTCAACGAGCATCAAACACACTAAGCAAAAAGAGCAAGACCACATACGGGGACTGGTGCGACAAACACGGGTTTCTGTGGTGCGAGAAAAAGCTCCCACACGAATGGACGACTTAACGGCTGTAGCCACACACCAACCTTGCGATGACTGCGGAAGCAGTGACGCCCTATCACACAACTCTGACGGAAGCACCAAGTGCTATTCCTGCGGTCTCTTCACACCGAACAGAAACAAAACAAACACACCAACACATAACACACAAATGGAAGCACAAGTATCACCACTAGGATTTGTAAACGGAGAGTTCATGGAAATAGCCCCAAGGGGTATCCACAAAGACACATGCGTAAAGTATGGGTATCAAATCGGGGAGCTTAACGGTAAGCCCTGTCACGTTGCTAACTATCGCAACCTAGACGGCACTCAGGTAGCTCAGAAGTATCGCTTTGCAGACAAGAGCTTTCACTGCAATGGCTCACCTAACTATTTCTTTGGTCAGAACCTATGGCCCAATGGCGGTAAGAAGCTAGTCATCACTGAAGGTGAGATTGATTGCCTTACTGTTAGCCAGCTCCAAGGTAACAAGTGGCCTGTAGTATCGCTACCCAGTGGCGCTCAGTCAGCCAAGACAATCTTTAAGAAGCAACTTGAATGGCTATCCTCTTGGGAGGAAGTCATCGTTATGTTTGACGAAGACAAGGCTGGTCGTGAGGCTGCTGAGAGTGTTGCTCACATCCTTCCTGCTGGCACTTGCAAGATTGCTAGGTTGTCTATGAAAGACCCTAACGAGATGCTTCTAGCCAACAAAGGTGAAGAAGTAATCCAAGCTTTTTGGAACGCTAAGGTATGGCGTCCCGATGACATTGTAGATGGCACTGAATTGTATGAGCGCCTCACGGTTCCCAAGGAAAACGATAGCATCCCTTACCCTTACTATGGACTTAACTCTCTTACCCAC